CCAATAGATGGTGGAACGACAAGGTCTGATGCCCACTCTGGCAACCAAGTTTTCACTAGGTTGTACGTCGGTTCAACGGAGCCATCCAGGCCCCAACCGGGTAAGCGTGCCCACTCCTTGAGGGAGTTTGCAGCCCAGAAAAGACGAGGAATTGAATCCAACTCGTCTCGGACATAGAAAGGCGTAACGTCGGTGCCACTCCAGTAGTGCTTTCCGCAAGATTCGCGGAAGGGACCATGCCAAAAGCTCTTCTCTAGATTTAGAGAGAACCCTAGGTCTGCCAGTACTTCAGAGAAGCCTTCGGCAGAGTGAGAGGACAAAATAATGTCATCACCATAGACCGCAACACGACGTTCCCTATCTCCCATGAGGTCCACGTAACTACGAGCCAAGGCCCAAAAGATCAGGGTCTCTAACTCAAACGTGAACCCGTTACCCATGGAAGATACCTTATGGAGGCTGACTTGCTCTCCATCAGGCATGACGCATACGGGAGACCTACACATGTAGATTAGTCTCACGTAGTCTTGGGGTAGAAGCTCCTCAACCAACCTCAGTGCGACGGAATCGCTTGCTGAGGACAGGTCAATCGTCGCCAGTTCTCCGGTGATACTGCCCTCGCGGGCAAGTTCCTGGTTCCTGGTTTGGGCTGTCACGCCCGACGAATTGCGGAACTCGATCTGCTTAACGAAGGCCCTAAGGCCAACTTCAGAAAGGTCGAGTATGTCACGAGGCTCAACACGACTAGGACGGGCTCCCGCTAAGGGACTACGCCGTGAGTCTATATTGAGTTTCTCGCTTCCGATGAGCAGTCCTACCTTGTGAAGGGCTTTCCTCAACATCATGCCCAGACCTTTCTGCACAAAGCAGTTGAGATCTGGTTCAATCATGATGAATCGGTCGCCCCTCGCGTCCTTCGGGACGGTTGTCCCCCTCCCCCCTGGCACGATCCGGATTTCCGGGAACCAAGGGTCCAGCCAACTCTGGATGAGAGGCAGGAGGGGTCTCATATTAACCGACGCGTCGGTTGTAACACCGAACTTATACGCCGCGTCACCATTCTGGCGCTTCTTTGAGGTCGAAGCACCAGGCCCCCATCCAAAGCCCGCGGCCAGGTCGTACCAATTCAACTCTGGGAGAAGGTCTGCTATTTTCCGACGAGCCATAAAAACAACGCTCGCCGCCACACTGTTACCAGTGCGGAGCATTCCCTCCAGGGTCTCATTGACAGCCTGACAACGTAGCTCGGATAACCGAAATTTCTCGAGTGCCACTTTGGCCCGGTCGATACCAAGGTCCGCGTTCGGATACTTGGAGAGAAGTTTAGAGGCGAGATAATCCCGCTTGAACGTCTCAATCTCGGTGTAACTGTGAGGTTTAAACTCCACAGTCGCAACCTTGCTCCAGTTTACTTTCTGGGAAGAAAGTTCCTGGTGGATAGCAAGGCTGAGGGGAGTCCTAATGTCTTCAAGAATAGAAAGACAGAAGGACATGGTGTGGCTAGGAACACCGGTTTGCACCTTCGGAAACGGAGAGTGCTTGTGCGACATTGAATGTCTCCACGTTAGGTTGTCGTTTAGGGGTTTTATCCCCCGGCGCAAGGAGCCTTGATGTGTCCAAACAGAATGCCTCATCTTCGCCCTGGTCAAGAATGTACCAGGCGGAGGCACCACTGAGGACCACCGTCAGCAAGAGGAGATGGCACCCAAAAGAGGGTTCCAACTCATTAACGCGGCGAACCAAGGCTCTCAACGACGTCCAAGTACTGGCTATCGTTGATAATCCCGGAAAGGATTTTCCGAACATCTTTGCGCTCCTGAAGTAGGCCATCGGCGGGCATGAAATGCGTTACGCTGATTTGGTGAAACCTCACCAGCTTAGGCATGACAATCCCGTTAACAGTCTCATCAGCGACAACAGGTATACGGAGACTTGTAGTCACTTTGTATACACCGGTGCC